ATGCCTGTAAGACACGTCTCTTAGTGTCCTCATGCACAGTGAACCACTTCTCTGTTATATGACTGGACTGCGTAACAGCCCTCTCAACTCCACCCTTTGTCTCCCTATTATCAACCTCTCCTTCGCGTTGTTTGCTTACACCGGCGATAGCACCAAGCTGATTCTCAATATAGTTAAGCATAGCTATGTTCTGTTGGATAAATTGACCTATCTCTGGGCTTATGGCTCTATTACTTGTAGCTGTCATATTCCCAGCAAGTTTACCTTGCGCAGCTCCCTTCTTTCCTTCATTGAATGGATCGACAACCATATATCCAAGTATATGCAAGTAATACATCCACTTATCGAGATCCCAATCGTCCGGTATCTTAGATGTGTCAAGCTCTATGATAGGGCCTCCAAACCTAGCAACAAGCAACTCAAGCCTGCGCATATATATGTTATACGCAAACTGGAATGGAGCCATTCTACTCATCATAGACACACCGCAATCAGTACCAATAAATCCCAGATCACATTTTGACTTGTTATTTAATCCGCGTATTTGAACCTTTCTAGGCTGCATCTTAACATATATCTTGCCCGCTAGTTTAGTTCCCTCATAAGCCTCATTAACCCAGATCCACTTCACGGTCTCGCCCATGCTCTTGTCTATCTTGTAGTACTCAGACACCCACTTTTCTTGACTGTCACCATGATCGTCTATATACGTAACCTTACCAAGCTTACGTCTTCCTCTCCACCGAAGTCTTACAACCCTTACATTTCCTCTAGAGTCGAATGGGCCAACAAAGCCATAATTAGTGTAGCCATTGTCAACCTCTATCATACGTGGATCTTGTTCAGATACGCTAAGAGGATAGTACATCCTTGGGTTTACATACGCATAGTTAAGCACTGAATTTCCCTGCTTATCTGCTATACCGCCCTCTAAGAATGCTATGTCCTCAGAACTTAGATACTCGTGGAATTCGTCAACGACCTTACCTATAGGCAGATACTGTATGTGTATGATTATGTCTGAGTCTTCTACTCTAAAGTTTATAGATAGGCCCATCATATGTAGATTGCGAGGATCTACCTTTTCCACAATAAGTTCATTGGCAGCTTCGTCTATCCTATATATCTCTCTGGATGATATAAGAAGATCCTGCATACCCTCGTTAAATTTCTTCTTTAGATTCTGCTCTTTATATGTATAATGCAATAGCCTAGACGCAGTCAACTCAGCCATATCTTTCCATGTATACTTAAGATATTTCCCAAGCTTCTGTATCTCTTTCTGCGCAGACTCCTCGTCGAAGGACTCAGATTTAACATATTCCTGAACCATATCCATAAGCATCTTCTGCTGATATTCCTGTTTAGATGATATCGCAGACTCATTAATGCTCCTTATTATCCAGTTGTCTTTTCTGAGATACTCTTCTCCTATGAGAAGGTCTATCTTTGGCGCGCATATAGGATAGTTTTTTGCTTCACTTGGGAAGGTTATACCCTCTATATCCATAGGGTTGAAAACCTTTTCCATGTCTTCTGGTATAGCTATACCATCGTATATATTATAGTTGCGCTCAATCTCAAGTTGTTTCTCTCTGTTGAGTCCATTCCTATAATACAACATGGATTCCCCTGCGTCAACACATCTCTTAAACCAGTCTTCATTCTTTTGTTTAGAAGACATCTTCTGTGCCGGGAAATATATTTGATTATATGATCCTAAAATGTCCATTTTATATAAAATTTATGCAAAGTAACTGTTTAATTTATATATTATTATAATTTTTAATGAAATATTTTCAACACATATATACTTAATTATCGTTGAATATAAAATTTCTTATTAGGGTTCTTGTATGCCTTATCCCAGAATTTATTAGATGTCACTATCTCTATTTTTTTTAAGAATGAGTTCTTAGATATATTAAGTCTATCTTCGCGTAATATCATAAGATATATTAATGATGATACGCGGTCAGTATTTATCTCACTATTATATGATATCAACTCCCTTAACAAAGCTGGAGACTTTATTACTTGTAAGTTAGTAGTCATATCAGGAGTCTCGTCGTCCTCATTCTTCACTGACGTATATGCTCTCGACTCAAGCCAAGCTAATATCAACTCTAACCCCCAGTTAATTATAGGCGTACTACCAACAGTACCCTTAGACTGATTTCCAGTACCTCCTCCTTTAGATAGTCCACGTTCCTTAAGTATCTCAGGCTCATCACACAATAGATGTAATGACCCAGCATTCTTCATAAACCCATAGAATCCCTTTAAGTTTCGTTCATAGTTGCACAACGCATTATAATACATTAAGCATCTGCGCCATTGCTCATAGAAGTCATTTGCTATCTTCGTTCTTCCAGTATATTCAACGACTATCTTATCAGTCCAACTATCCATAATGAATCCGGACATAAGAGAGTGGTCTACATCATCGCCACCATCATTATCTACAGGGTCTAATGAAGCTATATATCTTCCATATGGTATAGACCCGGACGCGTCTGTCTTGGGTAGCTCCCATATTTCTATGGCTGTGTCTAGCACATCTCCACGCCTATGAGGATAGTCTCTTAATATAGGTTTATCCGCCATCTTCCACTCTGATTTACCATCCTTTATCTGAAACTGCACCTTCCATGAGGCTTCAAGAATACGTTTATTTTCGTCTATCTCTGCCAATCGCTCATGAAGATCATCCATTGGGAAGAAGTTGCCTTCTATAGTTAAAAATATGTCAGATGGTTTTAATGGCATATTTATTATTGATGCCATATATCTACGTCTATTACCAGAGTTTTTTGCTTTCTCTATCTCTTCTTCTATATACATCCTTGAGGAAACCTCATCCGTGTCTTTATTTGGCCCCTTCTTGAATTTATTGATAGTATGTGTGCCTGGCAGAAAGAAACATATCTTTCCTTTGTTCTCCCATATGTCATCAAAGGATAAGAAATTAAACTCCTCAGGGTTATTAAATATCTCCTTAACATGCAAGACGGCTCCGTGTGTTGTTAGACCACCAGTGCCAAGACCATATACAACAAGATTCTTGTAGTCCGCTGATGCTTGAGTAGACTCTAGTGCTCCAAGCACTTCTATTATATTGTTCATGAAGCCAACCTCTTCTAAGAAAGCTCTATTTGGACGTGTTCCGTTCGCGGCCAACGGATCGTCCATAAATGTCCTATGGTTGATTACAGACCCAGCAGAAGACACTAGAGTCTTCCCAGACATTAATGATCCCGTGTAACTAATAAACAATGGAGATGGATATGTCTCGTTATTTATTATCTGTCTATCTGGAAGGTGCTCCATAGCTAACTTAACCTTCTTTAGTAGGTCGTCGCTATACTTGCTCTCTATAGCACCAACCACCGTGTCTGATGTGAGTGGGGTGTGCGCCCTCTTGCTCTCAAGGTATAACTCATAGTCATATGCTCCGTCGAACAAGAAGTTATGTAATATCATTGCTGACGCCATATAACTATTATGTGTAACTATAAAGTCTTTTACTAAATATGTATGATCTTCATTATCTACCATTATACAACTAGATTCTTCTTTATAATCTAATTTTTTTATATCTACGATATATACCATGTTTGAACGTTTCATTTTTCTAATTCGTTCAAATTTTCTAGGCAACCTAAACACTGGGAGATCTGTCCTTAAATATGCTCTATAAATTATCCCTCTTTTACATGCGTGACCCTTTATAATATGAGATTTACCAGATCTATCATCAATTCCCTTTCTACACTGTATGCCTAAACTACGAGATAAATATATCACATCATCAACTAATCTTTCATTAGTGTTTGTGAATTCTATAGAACCTTCTCTAGTAATAGAACCATCAGTGTCTAATAGACCTTGTAATAGAGACAATCTCTGTTTAATAGAACCAATTTTATATATATCTGGAATGAATTTATCTAAACATTTTTTATTTAATCCCAATTCTACAATAGAGTTATGTAATGGATTTGTTTGAATTTTATCACGACGAATTCTACATTTATCATCTCCAATATATTTTAATGTATGATTATTAGTTGTAGATGTATCTAACTTTATTTCATATTTATATTCTAATATACGACTTACCTCATCTAATATAAATTTATCAGAAGATGCAATCTTTGGAGTAATAGTTGTCATTGTGCCATCTCCTAATAATACTCCTAAAACATATGGGTCAATTAATAAATCTTTTTCAGAATATTCAGTTGGAAGTGCATTCCTAATTTTAAATCTAGAAAAATTTTTACCATTTTTAGTGTGTTTGTATTGCAAGCCAATTCTTAATAAATCTTTAGTTTCTAATACCCTTTTATTATTACCATCAAACACTTCCCATTGATGCTCTAATCCGCACCTAACACTTCTTCCATCTTGTAATAATAATTCATAAACATCATCTAATCCTTGATAAAATACATTTAAAACCTTAGTAGGTAATCCATTGGCGCCAATCACAAAGTCTCCTTCCCTAACTTCTCCCATGGTGATAAATCCATGTGGAGTCATAACTATCTCTGAATGAGGTATTTGCTTCCCACCACCACGCGCCTCCATGTCTAACAC